ATGGTTTTGTACTCGTTTTTTAGTTCCACCACGTCCGCTTTGGCGTCAAGAATCCCCAAACCGTTATAACTTGCCACTTCTTGCATGACCTTTAACTGGTCAAGGGCTGTTTTTTTGAAGGCTTCAGCTGAGCTACCAACCGCGGCGTTAATTTTCAGGAATCCGCGCAAATTATTACCGCTCAATTCACGCCCGATATTGTTTAAAATTGAATCATACAGTGACGCATTGGCGGAAATGTAATAAGGCGAAGTAATCGCCAGCACGTCATCCGGTGCTTTGTTGTATCCCTCTTGGTCCGTCAATTTAAGGGCGGTTAAAATTCCATTTTTGCGGACCGGTTGCAAATATACGGTGGCGCCTGTCATAATGCGCGTGGCAATTTGCCGGCGCCATTCTGCGTTTGTTTTGTAACCGTTGGGGGCGAAGTTTAAAACCTCGTAAATGTCGCTTCCCAGTTTGTCACTTTGCAAGTACTTCCCATCTTCCTGTTTAGCATAAACGCGGTGGCGGATGTCCAATTTTGAAAATTCACGGGCCACAAAGTAGATGACCGACTGCATGTAAGCGGACGTGTATTGCACCGCTTGGTCGGACCAGGTGACGACCTGAGTCCGCTTGTCAACATCGCCCCGCATCATGCGGACGACTGATTCGATGACTCCCATTGTGTCACCTCCTTATTTTACCATAATGTAGTGTTCGGCGTGCTGATTGTGCCGTGGGTTTTGCCATTGTGGCACTTTTGACAAAGTAGCCAAAGGTTGGCGGGGTTATAAGCGATGTCCCAGTCGTGCATGTTGTCGACTGTGATTTCCTTCTTATGGTCGACAACATAACGCCCCGTTATCGGTTCGCCGCAGTATTGGCAGGG